CTCCCAAAACTCGCGAAACTTGGCAGAACTCTGCTCTTTCGCATACGAGGCTCCTAATGAGACGACGTAAACTATCTAGACGCGCTTCTAAGCGCAACTTCAAAAGCGGTGCTCGGACGCACCGCAAAAACTCTCAACGAGGCGGAATACGCCTCTAAATGCCTTGCTACTCACCGCTAAAAGGCTACAAGGACCCGGTCTCCGGTGGACTTACCTTCAATAAAAAAGGCACTTCGCAAGCACTGGAAGTGGCTTGCGGTCAGTGCCTTGGGTGTCGCGTGGATCATCGCATCATGTGGGCAATCCGTATTGTCCACGAGTCTCACATGTACCTCGATCACTACGGCAATTCGTGGGTTACTCTCACCTATCGCGACCCAGCCCAAACAAATAAAGAACAATTCCGACAAGGTCATTACATCCCGTCGGACTACTCTCTCCGACCGAGCCACGTCTCGAGATTTATTCGCGCCCTTCGTAAACAAAATCGTCATAAAAAAATCCGCTATTTCTATTGCGGCGAATACGGCGACGAAAATCAACGCCCTCACTACCACCTATGTCTGTTTAACCACCAATTCAACGACCAAATACTCTTCGAGGACAACGAAGGGCTTTATACATACACAAGCCCGTCTCTCGAAAAACTCTGGCCATACGGTTTCTCAACCGTGGCCGAACTCAACTATGAAACAGCCAGTTATACAGCCGGCTATGCCGCAAAGAAAATCACTGGCAAAAAAGCCCAGGAACATTACCTCCGTTGCGATGAGCACGGCGAAGCGTACTGGCTATTACCCGAATATATTCGAATGTCTACTGGTCGCAAAAAGCCTTGCGGCTTAGGAGCTAAATTCTATGAAAAATACAAAACGGACTTCTTTCCGTCAGACAATAGCCCGGTGCCAGGACACGGCACAATCGAACTTGTACCGCGGTACTACTCCGACATTCTCAAAAGTCAAGACGCAACTACGATGGCTCTCGTTAGGGACCTACGAGCAACGTTTATCAAAGCCCATCGAGACGATTTCACTCCCGCGCGATTACGCGATAAATATATCGTGGCACGCGCGAAGCAAAACCAACTAAAGAGGACTCTCTAATGAAATCTCAACTCTACGCAATCTACGATACAGCCGCCGGCATCTACCAAAAACCATTCTTCGGACAATCCGATGGTGAGGTCAAACGGTCCTTCATGGACGTCGCTACAAGCGGTGACACACCAATCGGCCTACATCCCGAAGATTACTCTCTGTATCGACTCGGCAACTTCGACGACAATAACGGCAAATTAATAAACGAAGAAAATGAGTGCCTCTGCACCGCACATGAAATAATCGCTCAATCACAATCGATCAACCCGGATAATGTTAAAAAATTCGAAAAGACTATTAATGAAAATAACCCGTTAGCCTTTGGAGGCAACGCATGAAATCTCAACATTCATTCTCACAAACACCTAGCGTCAGCGTTCCACGCTCGACCTTCAATCTGTCTTGTGGACATAAATCCACATTCGACGCAGACCATATCGTGCCAATCTGTCAGCCTATCGACATAATTCCCGGCGACACCTTCAGGGTGCCCGACGCCCCCTCCTAGAACTTAGGGGGGGGCGCCGGGCTTCAAACGTAAATACAAACTTCTTCATGCGACTCGCCACACCACTCTTTCCCATAATGGACAACCTGTATTTCGATACATTTGCGTTCTTCGTACCGTATCGCACAATTTGGGATAACCATCATAAATTTCATGGCGCTCAAGACAACCCGGGCGATTCAATCGCCTTCTCAATCCCAGTACTCACCGGCACCGAAACCGTAGGCCAAGGCGATTTAGCCGATCATTTCGGGCTTCCTTTGGCCGCGAAAGCTAACGACGTTAATATGTCTGCCCTGCCTTTCAGGGCTTACGGAAAAATATACAACGACTGGTTTCGCTCTGGTACACTTCAAAATTCAATCACAGTCCCAACGGATAATGGGCCCGATACAAACGCAGAATCTCGAGCGTTTGATAACCCCCTTCAACGCACAAAGCGCTTCGACTATTTCACCTCATGTTTACCGGCGCCGCAACGTGGCACCGCCGTTGCTCTACCGTTAGGAACGACTGCAGATGTCCGGGTAGCCACGGCTATTGGTGGCTTTCCGGGTATTTATTCAACTTCTGCAGCGGATTATCAACGCATAGATGTCGGCGGTGCTGTTGCCGATATTTCGGCCACTGTGTCGCCGTCAGCAGACAAAATGTACGCTGACCTTACGAACGCAGCCGCCGCAACATTAAACGACGTCCGCCTCGCATTCGCTACTCAACACGTGCTTGAAAGAGACGCTCGCGCCGGCACACGCTATGTCGAAGTTCTACTCGCACGCTGGGGCGTAACTTCACCTGACTTCCGTCTACAACGCGCCGAATATCTCGGCGGCGGCAGTACACCTATCAATATCACACCCGTCCAACAGCAATCTGCGCAAACTACACCAGTCGCAAACGACAAACTCGGCGAGCTGGCCGGTTACGGCACAGCTGCCGGTACCCATTCATGGACTAAATCATTTGTCGAGCACGGTGTCGTAATAATGCTCGGCAATCTTCGGGGCGATATCTCGTATTCTCAAGGAATCGACCGCTACTGGGGCAAACAAACACGCTATGAGTTCGTATACCCGGAACTGGTCAACATTGGTGAACAAGCCGTCACGCAAGTCGAAATCTGGAACGATACGGCCTCACCAGCAAATAACGCAATTATCTTCGGCTATCAAGGCCGTTATGATGAACATAGATTTCTTAACTCAAAAATAACCGGGCTACATCGCCCGGATGCATCCGGCACATTGGCCGCATGGAATCTGTCTGAAGATTTTGCAACCGCACCAACTCTCGGCAACTTATTCATAAGCGCAAATACCCGTACTCCACTCGATCGCGCTATCGCCATTCCAACTGAACCGCATATGATCGCGGACTTCTACCACAACATAAGAGCAGCGCGGCCCTTACCGACCTTTGGCGTACCGGGGCTCACGAGACTCTAATGTGGAAATGGGCTAAAAAAGCGCTCGGCGCAATTCTCCCGTGGTCAGGAGCTATTGGCTCCGTCGCGGGCGCAATGATCAGCGCCAAAGGACAAAGCGCCGCAAATAAAGATAGCCGAGAAGAAGCCGTCAGAAATAGGCGATTCCAAAGAAAAATGTCCAATACGGCGGTACGCCGCCGTCAAAAAGATTTGAGACTCGCGGGGCTTAACCCAATACTGGCCGCAAAATACGACGCTTCTTCGCCGGCCGGTTCTATGGGAACTTTCGCTAATGTTGGCGGCGCCGCGATGCAAGGAGCGGAGCGCGCCTCCAACACAGGTAAAGCTATCGAGGCAACGAGAAAAATCCCTTGGGAAAAAGCGCAAGTAATCTCGCAAATCGATCTCATGAACAATCAAAAACAACTTTTATCTGAGCAGACCAACGCGGCTACGTTCCATGCTCGGTCTATGGAATTACAATGGGAACTAGATAAAAAACTTAAAGCGCTTGACACGCAAATATACAGCGGCAAAGAAGGTCAAATACTTCGCCGCGCTCAACTCTTTCAAACACCAGCATCAGCAGCACGTCAGATTATGAGGCGCTAAATTATGTCAATGCAAATACAAAAACTCGCGAAAGGCAAAAGCCTGAGCAGAAAAGCTCTGCTTAAACTTATCCCACCGATCGTATACAACGACGGGGTAACAAAACAAGCGTATAAAGACGAAACGGACATCGTCAAGATAATGGCTCGAGCGGATAAGCTCGGCACAATCTCTCACCTACAAAAATTCGAAGGCGTCTACGCAGACTATTCAGACTTCGACTTCCACGAACAAACTCAAAAACTCACAGAAGGCCGACAAATATTCGACGAACTCCCAATGGAGCTTCGGAAAGAATTCGGCCAATCTCCTGCAGACTTCTTCGCTTATGTCAATGACCCAGCGAACAAAGATGATCTGCAGAAAAAACTCCCTATGCTTGCTTTACCTGGCAAGCAACTCCTCAGCACTAAACCTCCAGACGCTGACACAGAGGCCGCAGAAGCGACCGCTAACCCTACTCCTGCCGAACCGGCAGAAAAACCCGAGGCGGCCACTCCAGACGCCTAGGACGCAGGTATCTCCACCTGCTAAACCAAACGCCCCGTAAGGGGCGTTTCAATCAGTACAGAACTACTCGATCCTGTACTGGCGCACTGGTCCCTACCATGCGCCTAAAAACAAAAAAAACAAAAAAAAAAAAAATAACAGGCGTGGGATGAGAACCAGGGCGAAGCGCAGCGTTAGCCCTAGTGCTCTGTCCCTCGCCAATAATTCAAAAACTATGGTGCAACGCACCAAACACAAACACACCATCTGTGCTATAAATGCACTATGGTGAAAAACTTAATCACGGGGGTCCTCTTTCCCTTACTGATGGGCTGCTCCATCACGTCGCTTCAATGCGGCGTAGATGGGGACAGCTCATTCGTCAATCTAAATAGCACCCCCTCTACAATCTCCCAAAACTCGCGAAACTTGGCAGAACTCTGCTCTTTCGCATACGAGGCTCCTAATGAGACGACGTAAACTATCTAGACGCGCTTCTAAGCGCAACTTCAAAAGCGGTGCTCGGACGCACCGCAAAAACTCTCAACGAGGCG